GCTGATCACGCCGATGGAACCCGCCGCGCCCGAGGCGGGCATGACGACCTGACGGCACTGGCTGGCCTGCAGATAGCCGGCCGAGGCCGCCGTGTCTGTCAGGATCGCCATGGTCGGCATCTTCCGCGACAGCTGGTGCAACAGGTCCGCCGTCTCGAAGGCCCCGGACACCTGACCGCCCAGGCTGTCCACCTCAACCACCGCCGCCTTCAGCGACGGATCCTTGAGGGCGCGCGTGATCTGCACCTGCAGACCCTGATATGAGGTCTGCCCCGACGACTGCCCGATCCACGAACCTTTCTGAACCAGGCTGCCCTCGACGGCGATCACCGCAATGTCGTCGACGACGTCATATCCGCGCTGGCGGTGCCTATCGAGCGCGGGCGACAGCCGGTCGCTGACGATGCCTGCGCTCTGGCGCGCGACGGCGGGCAGTTCAGCCGAGGGCGGATTGACCAACACCACGCCGCCATCCACGACGCGGCCGCCCAGGCCCATCAACATGGCGGCTGCCTTGTCGGGCGCGATCATCAGAGGCGTGTCGAACAGCGCCGCAGCGATATGGGGCGTCAGAATGCTCATGCCTCTTCCTCTTCGTCGCGCGCTCGATCCCCGGAAGCCTCGGCCTCACGCTTGTCGCGCTCGTCCTCGTCCGGCTCGTCTTCAGGCTCTGCCGCCGCCTGGGGCTTCGCCGAGCCGCCCCGGCGAAGCTTCAGCCTGCTTTCCCTCGCCTGATCCTCCGCGATCTCTTCATCCATCTCGACGGGATCCTCGCCGCGCTCGGCGGCGATGCGGGATCGCGACTTCATCAGATTGTCGGCCAACATGATGTCCGCCTGGGCGTCGCCGCGCGGATCCACATATTCCCAGTACGGCGGGACGTGGTTGACGTCGTCGTAGGCCTCGATGTTCATCGGCGCGTCCGACGGCAGGCCCGGCACGCCTCGCAGCAGGGCGTCCGCGACCCAGGCCTGAACCACCGGATCGCAGAACTGCGGAATCAGCCAGAACTGTTGATGCTGCTCAACGCGGCGTTTCAACGGCGTGCGCCCAGCCCGCGTCGAGGAATAGTTGGCCTTGCGAAGGTCCCCCGTGGTTTCCGCATACGGCGTCCCCATGACCGAGGTGACGCGGGTCGCCTGCTGATATCGGAAGGCTTCGTAGTTCGAACCGGGATCCGGCGGCTGGATCGGGACCGGCTCCTCGCCCGGCAGGCAGTCGATGATCGTCCCCGCCTCGATATGGGCCTCGGGCTGACCTTCGGGCCCCTCCCCGTTCGCCACGCCGCCGCTGGACCGGTCATCGCCGGTCTTCTTCATGAAGACGGCGAAGGCCGACGCAACATTGGCGCGCTCCAGCAGATTATCGTCATAGCTGTCGAGCTTGGCCGCCGGGATCAGCGCCGCCTTGGTGCGGGGCATTCCGCGAAGCTGGCCCGGCTGGTCGACGCGCATGATGTGCAAGACGTCCTCCGCCGGGACGCGCTGCAGTTGTTCCGGCTGGGCGGCCTTGGTCCCGTCACCAGGATCCTGCTTCCAGAAATGATAGGCGACGCGCTCCTGCGTCGTCGTGTCGAACTCGATGCCCAGACGGATTTCGCGGCCGCTCTGGGCGGCAAAGCTGACGTCGTACGGCAACTGTTCCGAGCGGATCAGCTGCAGCCTCAGCGGCTTGAGCGGATGACGGATCAGGCGGACGAAGCATTCGCCCGCCTCGAAAACCTCCCACTCGATAATGGCCTGAAGGCCGTAATAGGTCGTCCGGCCGTCGAAATCGCACCGCTTGGCCCAGCGGTTGAAGGCCTTGTGCAGGGCCTTCTTCACCTCTGGCTTCAATCCGACCCAGGACGGCGAGATCCCCGATCCGACCGAGAAGGCGACCCATGTTTCCTTCGCGGCGCCGAGAAGCGCGTTTTCCCGAACGTGATAGCGACTGCGGGCGCGCAGGACTGAACCACCGGCCATGATGGCCGAGTTGATATGGCGGCGCTCCTGCTCGAAGGCGGCCGACAGCCGCCCCCGGCGTGAGGCGCGCAGCCCCCCTTCGCCAGCGTCCATCCGTTGCAGCCCGACGGAACGCAGGGCGAAGTCCAGGAAACCCATCAATAGGCGCTCCGCAGTCGGACGGGAACAAACCGCTGGTGGCGCTTGGCCTGGACGTTGTCCGGGTGCGCCGCGATCTCGGCCCTCACGCGGTCCAGCGCCGCCGTGACCTCGCTGATCGGCCGGTTCTCGCGCTTGAAGTCGTCATAGAAGACGGCCCTGGTCGTATCGCCCAGGGCGGTGACCAGACGGGTCTCCATCGCCCTCAGCTGTTCCAGCGTCATCGTCATCGACCGATGCGTCCCCTGATGCGGCGGCCGCCCGCCCCGGTTCGGGCGGGATCCGGCGGCCTGTCGTCCGTTCTGTCGCCCGCCGCGATCACCATGACCTCGCGGGCCTTCCATTCCTTCTCGGCCCAGCGATGGGCCTTCAGCTGCCAGTGGCCGACGCGGGCCAACACGGCGCAGTCGAGCGGCTCGTTCCGCTCGAAAATCTTGTGCCAGTACGGCTTCTTCCGGCTGTTCAGCCGGATCTCCTCGGCGACCATGCCCTCCAGCAGGCCCGGCTCGTCGAGCCATCCGCCCAGGTGGATGAACCGCTCCCCGTCCGCGTCCTCGCGCGACCGGCGAAGGTCCTCGTAAAACTCGCGCTTCGCTTCGGCCGAATGGACGATCATCAGCTTGCGCCCGTGCGCCACGACCTTGCCGTCGCTCTTCACGTCCATGACCTTGGGCCGGCGCGCCGGCTGCTGCTCGTTCCACCCCGCAACGCCCTTCGAGGCGTAGTTCTTCGCGGACGGCAGATGCTCCAGCACGTCGTAGACCAGTGAAGGGTGATCCCCGCTGTCGTGGATGGCCATCTCGACCTTCAGGACTCCGCCGCTTTCGTGCGGCCAGGCCTTCTCCAGCGCCTCGATCTTCAGGTCCTCGGCGATGGCCTCCGCCGACCGAAGCCGGCCTTCCTTGGTCCGACGCTCGATCACGACCTTGGCGATGGGCCACCGCCGCATCGCCCTGGTCCAGCCCCAGACCCAGACCTCAACCCAGGTCTTCTGATAGTCGACGCCGGCCGTCAGCAGCAGGCACTCTTCCGGGCACAGCCCCTCATGAACGTCCGGCTCCAGGCGGGCCTTCAGCTCCTCGGCGGCGATGGCGTCTTCGGTCACCTTCCACGGCAGACCGAGGATGGTGTTCCAGAACACCCTCAGGCGGCTCTCCTTGCCGCTGCGGCTGGCCGCCTGAAACATCTCGGCCAGCTGCTTCCAGGTGCGCTGACCGAAGCGGGCGTACAGCGTCGACAGGTGGAACCCCGCCGTATCGCCGCGGATGGGGTTCGTCACGGTGGCGATCCACTCGCCGTCCTGCCACACGCCCTTCCATTCGGCTTCGGTCGAGCCGACGCCGCACCCTTCGGCCGTGCAATACAGCCGCACCGTCTCGGGCCGGGATTCCGGCGTATCTCGCCCTTCCCAGTCCATGTTTTCCCACAACCACCGCTGCTTCACGCCGCAGCTGGGGCAAGGGCAGAAATAATACCTCTGGTCGCTCTCCAGCCACGCGCGCCAGACCGCGCCGTCCTCCGTCGTCGGAGAGGACGGGACGAACATCTTCCCGATCAGCGTGAATTCCGCGATGCGGTTTTCCGCCAGATCCAGCGGATCGCCCTCGTCCGCCAGATCCCCTTCCCAGCGGTCGATCTCGTCGCCCATGACGAAGGGCACCGACATCATGGCGAAGCTCGACGCCGAACCCGAACCGGCGAAGACGATGTCCGCCGACGGGCTGGAGAAGTGCAGCCCGGTATCCGCCGAACGGCCGGGGAACATGGCCGCCAGCGCCGGCGTCGTCCGGATCATCGGCCGGAACTTCGTTTTCACCGCCCGCTTCGCCAGGGTCTCCGACGGCAGGATCATCAGCGAGCTTTCGCCCGCCTCCGCCTTCGAACCGACGGTGATCAGCCCCAGCTCGGTGAACCCCAGCTGGGTCCCCTTGGGAGAGATGACCCGCCTGAGGGGGCTGTCGTCCGACAGGGCGTGCAGTATGCCCGCCGCCCAGGGCGTCGCCTCGGGCCGCCACCGGCTGGCCGAACCCTCCTTGGTGTAGACGCGCTTCTGCGCGCCCCATTCAAGCGGTTGCAGCCTCTCCTTCGGCGCGATCTCCGCCGCTATCGTCCGCCAGCAGTCGTCTTCGCCCAAGCGCCCCGAAGTCTCCGACAGCAGCTCGGGCATATCGAGCAAGGTCGGACCTCATCCTCTCCACCATCGGCTTCAGGGCCTGATAGGCGACGTGTTCATCACAGCCGCAGGCAGCGGCCAGGGCGACCGCCTCGCCGTTGGGCGTGCGGTCCAGCATCTTTCCGATCTCGCCGGTGAAGGCGGCGATGACATCCAGCCCGGCGTCTCGCGAAAGCAGCTTGCCTTCGGTCTCCAGCCGCCGCAGACGCCGCGTCGCCGCATCATCTAGATCGGAAGAGCACACGTCTGAACTCCAGTCAC